ACTCAATCATTCTATGTGCAAGTTCTGCACCAGCTGATCCATCAGAAACTGCTAATGCAGTTGTTTGAGCTCCACCTGCTATTGATTTAGCAATATAGCCACCAGAAATTTGTTCTATAATTTGTAAATTAGTATTAGTCTTTGTACCCCACGTACCGGCGTTTTCACCAGTTGCTTGAAGTTCTACACCTAAAGGTGTGTATGTTGATGCCATAAAAAATTCTCCTATGCTGCTACATCATTATAGCTGTTATTTGTTCCAGTTGCAACATCTGAATAAGTTCCATTTGAACCTGTTGGTACATCAGAATAACTGTTATTTTGTCCAGTGTCAATATCTCCATACGCAAAGATATTAACAGTTCCTATACTGAATGTTGCAGATTGACCTGTTAACCCAACCTGCATATCAGGTAAAGATATTGATCCTACACTAGCACTGAAAGATTGACCTGTTAATCCTAGTCCTTCTTCTACTGTTAGAGATCCAACATTAGCTGTGCTTGATTGACCAGTTGGTTGTGCAACTGCGCCACCTAATCCAACAATTGATCCTAAATTAAATGATGCAGATACACCTGATAAAAATACAACATCATTTGGTATGGTTACTGTTCCTAAACTAGATGTTATTGATTGACCTGTTAATGAAGCTTCTTGTGAAGATATACCTTGTGCCGTGCCTAATGACGCTGACATGGACACACCAGAAGGTAAAACAGTTTGGTTTGGTGCTTTTGCTGTGCCTTGTGATACGGTTATTGACTGACCAGTTAGACCTAGGGTCATGTCGTTTGGTGTTATTGCACCAACAGAAGCTGTTATTGCACTTGATGTTAAACCTTGTGTTTGATCTCTTGGAGTTATTGAACCAACAGAAAACGATGCAGATATACCCTCTACCACTACAGGATTAAATGCTGTACCTTGAGAAGATGTAATAGATTGTCCTGTTAGAGTTAAAATTACATCAGGTATGTCAACAGATCCAATACTAGATGTTATAGAAAGACCAGAGGGTTGAGCAACAGCATCAGATAATTGACCCCATTCATCTTCGCCCCAAGACTTTGCACCCCAACCTGTTTTTAAAGTTACATCCGCATTCCAATTAGCTTGGCCCCAGGAAAACCTGCCCCATCCTGAACTTACCGACATGGTCGGCCTCCTATGCTAATCTGATTATTGCGTTACTTGCGTCTGCTGTAGGAAACTCTATTTTAAAAGTTCCATTACTTGCTGTCTTGTCACCACCAAAAGCTATAATAGCAACAGCGTCAGTTGTTCCTGAACCACCGTCAGTTGTTGTATTATAAATCATTGCACCATTTGCAGTGAAAGAAGCTGATGTATAAGTCACATCAGAAAAATCTGTAAATGCAGTTGTTGAAGATAATGATACACCAGAGTTTGTTAGAGTTGCACCACCTGCAGAGTATGCAGATCCAGATGTATTTGATATTTCATTTGATGTTGAGTAGTCAGTTGTAGCTGCACCTAAAGATGCAGAACTTGTAAATAAAGCTAGTTTAAAAGTGTGACCGCCTGAAGATTCAAAGCTGTGTTTACCTTGTAAAAGTTCTTGTTTAAAACTTGAACATATTGCTGATGTTATTGCCATAATTTATCTCCTATGGGTTTGCTGAGTTAACTGGTATTCTAACTGCTCCGTCTGTGTAGTCGTCTCTTCGTCTTCTACCAACTTGCTCGTTAGCAAACTTCTGTACCTCTTGTTTATATTTATTTTCATACAAAGTCAACATGTCTATCGGACCTTTTAAAAAGCCATAAGTTTCTGATAAACAACAATATAATAATCCGTTTGGAAAATTAAGGCTAATATAATTAGTAGTATTACTAGAGTCTAAAGTAGCTGGCATTTTGTTAAAATGTATTCTAGCTAAATAATTAGTATTTGGTGTAGGGGCTAAAAATATTCTACCTGATGTAGTGTCTGAGTCTCCAGTTGCACCACCAAAAGAAGCGTAATATTTAGGCTTTCCTTGAGCTGCAGATGTTCCTGTAACAGGTTGGTACTCTTGTAAATAACTCATGTCTTTTTTTTCTAAAAAAACATTTGTTCCTGTTAAAACAGAACTAGAATCATAAACTTGAATTGCTCTTATAAATAAACAACCTGCAGGAGCGTTGATAGTTTCTTGTCCTGGAACTAAATTTACAGATTGTTGTTTCCTATCTGCATCAATAGGTACATCTCTCAAGATTCTATATTGAGCATTAAGAATTATATTTTCTAAAATATCTGTAGTTAAAACATTAGAATCTGTTTCAGTGTAATTTCTAATTTGTGTAACTAATCCACTATAGCTTAAACCAGCCATTATTGAGTTTCTCCTTTGTGTTTTTCACGTATCTTTTTTTGTTTTGCAGTTTCCTCGTAAACCTCAAGATGTTCATCTTGTTCTGGACAAGCGCATTGTTTGATACCAAATATTTTACAAATAAAATTTTTTAATTTTTTTATCATGCTGTTAGTGTAACTGGTCCTGCAGACACAGTCGGTCCTCCTGATTCCTCTGTTATACTAGGAGTTGCACCTAATGTAAATGTATACTTATCAGATGTTGTTACTGTTATACTAAATCCACTAGCATTTTCATAAGTTGTAAAAGCTACTCCTCCAGGACTACCTCTTACATTTCTAAATCTTACAGTATCTCCACTTGTTCTTCCATGATTTAATTCTGTAACTGTAATTGTTTGTGATCCCGATGTAATGGAGAAAGGATTATTTTTTAATAATGCAGCGACAGCAGGTTCATTTCTTCCGGGTCTTACATGACGTAAAGATATAGAATCACCATTCATAGGTTTTGGTTCTAATTGTGGTTGCTTCGGTTCAAACTCTGATACGTGCACGAACGATCCATTCCATTCTCTAACCATTTCTTTATATGGAAACTCCATACCTGATCTATCAGATATTGCTTTTGCGTATTTACCTGTTGCGTATTTTGCCATTATGATCCTGGGTAGTAAGCTTTTGGTGTAATGTGTGTGCTAGATGCAGAACCATCTTCTGCTAACGCTCTTGCAAACTCATCTTCGTAAACTAATTTCATTGGTTGAAGTAGTTGTGGCACATACTTCATTGATAAATAATATGCTAAACCTGAAACCATACAAGGCACAAATCTAAATGGAACATCGGATGCATTTGTATAATCACCCACATCTTGTATTCTTTTAATATAATAAAAATGCATATCTTTAGCTATAAATCTTTCTACCCAATATTGATTAGGTGTGCCTTTAGATAGTTTATTAGAAAAACCTGCGTAAGTAGATCTATCTACTTTAGTCATAGGACTATCTGATTGTGTTGTTTGAGTTCTATTAGATCTTAATTGTGCTTCAAGAACATCGGACATTCCAAATACATTTGCTGGTGTAGACACGGCACTTGTACCATCATCACTAGATCTAAAAAAATCATAGTCTGATTGACCTTCAATTAAATCTAGATTTAATTCATCTATCTCCCAATAGTGAATACCTCTATTACCCCATTCTTGAAACAATATGTTTAAGGTTCTACGAGCGTTTTTTAGTTGATATCCGGCAACATTTTGCAATCCAATTCTCTCAAAAGCCTCTTCTATTATTTCATCAATAGCAAAAGTTTTATCAAAAGTCGCTGTTCCCGAAGTTGTGTTAGCCATTTATTACGCTCCTGTGATTGTCATGGTAACACTTCCGTCTGTACCAGATGATTGTGTTAAAGTAGCACAAACTCCGTTTTCGAAAAGTATACCAGAACCAGGAATCATAATATCTAAACCTTCTGTTTCAAATTTATAAGTGGCTTTTAAATTACCAGATGCTGCAGCGCCTGTTGTTGCTGCATCATGTAATAGTAAAACTGAACCAGCCTCACCTCTTCCTTGAATAGATGTAACTCTTGTTCTAGCTGCTCTTAAAACAGATATAGCTCCAGTAGTTTTATTTAGTGTTGTTTGATCTGAATCCATATTTTTCTCCTTAAAATTAAATGTGGGGCCGAAGCCCCACATTAATTATCTATTAACTGTCAGCAAAAGGTGTTGCTTCGGTACCTGTACCGATTAACACTGCTTCTACTAAGTATACGTTGTCTTCAAGTGCAGTAATTGTAACTGTGCTACCTTTATCTCCACCTGTAGTTCCACCATTCATACTTATAACATCGTTAGTTGCTCCTGGTGCAAATGTGTTGTTTGTACCGTCTGCAACATTAACAACAGTTGCGTGACCAACAAATTTGTCAGTTCCGTCTGTTTTAATATCACAATCTGTACAATCTGTGCCTACAAAAAATTTGTAAACAGCACCTAATTGGTTGTTTGCATTAGGGTCATTGTCTCCAGCTGTTGTTCCTTTGCTATCTGCTTTGATAGTTGGAAGTGTAATTGCTCCATCTGCATCATTTACTTTAATTATTTTACCTGCGTGAGCAGCAAAAGTTAAAGTAGTTTCTGCTGTGATATTAGCGATTGAATCAGGTCCTGCAGTAACAAATCCTCTTAAAGATTTTACTGGTCCTGAAAATGTAGTTGTTGCCATAATTATATCCTCCTAGTT